AGTATGATTATCATAAGTACAGAGGTAAAGTAAGAGCAACTCAGAAAGCATTTTATAATAGGAAAGATCGTTTCTGGTTTGAAAAAGTAACCAGACAGAAAAAGGATAAAGAGATTGAGGATTTCTTCGTTTCAAACTTTGTTGCATGTACTGATCCACAAACACTTTGGATTGGTGAAATGATTAAGGTGGGAGAGGATAGATATACTCAATGGAAGAAAAAAGTACAATCACTATCCTATACATTTAAAGGAGAAGTGGAAGGTCTTTTTGAGAATGAGAAAATTGATGATGTTTTTGATTGTTCTTCTGGACATCCAATTATATTAAAAAAGTTTTTAAGTAATAATATATCACTTGAAACTATGGTAATATGTGATAGAATATTATCCTATAGGAAGGATTTTGATAAAAAACTGAAGGACCCGGTATGGGAAACTATGAGTTTAAAGTTGAAAAAATATTCACCCTTCCTACATATAAATGTGTTAAATTACAAGAAAATCTTAAAGGGGGTTGTTAATTGAGTTTCTTCGAATCAGAGGTAGTTCGTGCTGAAATAGCAGAAATAGGTGAACTTCAAGAAGATCTTTATTCAGACATCTTTAGTTTTGGTGAGATGAATAAAGAGCAACAAGTAGAGCATGTTATTTCACTTGAAAAACTTTTAGACAAGCAAAGAGTTTTATACACCAGATTATCATTATCTGATGATCCTGAAGCAAAGAAGATGAAAGATAATATCAGGGAATCTGCTGCTATGATGGGTCTTAGCAAGGATGTTGATATGAATGTGGTATTCAGTCAAATGCGTGATATGTTAAAACTTATGAAAGAACATATTGAAGGTCCTATTTGATATGCTATAATAAACAGGGGCTACCCAATCCCCACCAAAGCTAAGGGAAACAGACCAAATCTAACAAATACGAGGTAATCTAATGTCTTTTTCAGATCTAAAAAAACAGTCCTCTCTAGGATCTTTAACTCAAAAACTGGTTAAAGAAGTGGAGAAGATGAGTTCAACCAACAGTAATGTTGATGAACGTCTTTGGAAGCCTGAAGTAGATAAAACTGGTAACGGTTATGCTGTTATTCGTTTTCTACCTGCGCCTGATGGAGAAACACTTCCATGGGCAAAACTTTATACTCATGCTTTCCAGGGTCCTGGTGGATGGTATATTGAAAACTCCCTAACAACTACTGGGGGTAAAGATCCTGTTTCAGAGTATAATCGTGAACTCTGGAATAGTGGTGATGAATCAGATAAAGATGTAGTTCGCAAACAAAAGCGTAAACTCTCTTTTTATGCAAACATCTATGTCGTAAAGGATCCTACTAATCCTCAAAATGAGGGTGGTGTATTCCTTTATAAGTTTGGTAAGAAAATCTTTGATAAAGTCATGGATGTTATGCAACCTGAATTTGAAGATGAGAATGCTATTAATCCTTTTGATTTCTGGCAAGGTGCCAACTTTAAACTGAAGATTGTGAAGAAGGATGGTTATTGGAACTATGATAAGTCAGAGTTCGACCGTGTTTCTCCACTACTTGATGATGATGATGCTTTAGAAGGGTTGTGGAAGAAGCAATATTCTCTTACAGATATTGTTGCTCCAGACAAATTTAAGTCATATGAAGATCTTAATAAGCGTCTTCAATATGTCCTTGGTAAGAAAAATGCCAAGTCAGTTAGATTTGATGAGGATACAAGTAACGAGGAAGAAAATACTCGTGGAACATTCACTCCTAACTTTGGTTCTTCCGAAGGTGATACACCTAAAGAAGCATCAGCAAGGACTGAACCTGCTACTTCTAAAGATGAAGATGATGCATTATCATATTTCCAACGTCTTGCTGAAGAGTGATTGACGTGGGGAAATTCACTTTTTAATTCAAAAAAAGGTGGAAAAAATAGCTGGGGTATTTTTCACCCCATTAGGTTTTCGAAAAATATCAATATCCGTGTAATCTGATATTATCAGCACGCTTAAGGGTTTCGTTCAAATATTGAGCGGAACCCTTTTGATACGTCATCATTTCATCCATATCATCATCAACAGCCATTAGATATCGTGGTTTTAATAGATAGATCTCTCTTTTATCATCTTCTATTTTTTCTTCAAATTGAAAGTTTGTAACTGCAATAACTGGCGATAGTGTTATTATAGTTTTTAAGTAATTATCAAAATAATCTACTGTATAATCCGATTCAACTTCAAGGCCTGCTGGAATTATAACTACGTTTTCTTGATTTAGAACTTCAGTAGTTTCATAATGATGAATGCCACTATAAAGATTTGATTCATTATCATATTTGTCTATAAGGTAACTGAACCAATTAGTTTGTGATTTTGGCCATTGATCTTGAATATTTACAATATTATTGCATGTAAGGACTAACCAATCCAGATCAGAATCACCATAAAAATCGTTTGCAACATTATCTGGTCTATCATTATTTTTAATAGAATATTTGGTAAAGAACATCATTTCAGCAGTAATGTCTTCTCTTAAAACACCCTTTTTAAAAAGATTCTTTACTTTTATATAATCTGATATTTGGGCTCCCGGGAGCCTGCTAACGTATTCAAAGTCTGGGAGTTTTTCAAAGTAATTTGACATTTTAGTATCCTATTGATTTTTTTGTATCCTTACCATAGTTCTTTAAATGATAGGGATAGTTCATATGCTACCATTATGCCACTTTCATATGTCATATAACTTCCATTTGGTGTATAACCCACTTTACAATTGATAAGAGCACATTGTTTAAATTTATTTAAATGTGGAGATGTATCACCATTTTGTTTATATTCTAATTGCCATATTGGAGGTGTTTTTAGAAATAATACAGATTCACCTCTTAAAGCTGCCATTCCTTGTTTAAATGTTCTAATAATTTCTAATATTTGTTTACCTTCATTTTTAGATCTGGGAGTCAGTATCCATTTAAAGTCAAAAGATCTCAACATAGGACCTTTAAATAATAGTTCCATATTGGGATTTATAACAGCCCCTTCTGTTCTTCCCAAAAATGATGCCATATTAGATCCAGAAGCTTTAGATGCGAAGTATCCTCCTATAGCTGTTTTAATTGCTTCATTGTTTGTATCGGCGGATTCAACAAGACCACCTGCTGTTTTTCTTGCCCCATCAATACCAGATTTAATAGTGTTAATAGCTAATGATGAAAGTGCTATTTGGGCAGCATTCATTGAATCTGATCCCCAGTCTACTTGATTTACGTCACTAATACCTCCGGGTATTGGAAGAAAAATTCTAGCTATAGCATCAGATTCATTCTGCCATTGTCTATCACCAGAAGCCAGGCCACCACTTCCGCCAGATGCTGTGGCGCTGTGACTCCCTTTGAACCCTGATGGGTTATACTTATACATAAACAAGTTTAATCTATCTTGGGGAGGATCTTCTCCAAGATCAAGTGGATATACTAATTTATCAGCAAATTTTAATGATGAATTTTGATGATAACCTGCAGTGCTACCGGCGTTAGAATCAGGAGGAGGGACTGGTGTTCCATTATTTATTAAACCTTTAGCTTGATCATCTATTTCAGATGCGGATAAATTTGGAGATGCATCTTGGATTCCTGCTTTAGTTGTATCTATAGCAATCTTTTTTATATGTTTTTTACCACCACCCCCAGGACCAAACCAATCTTTTTCTTTATCTGAAGAATTACTATCTGGAGTAAAGTTCTTCATTCCTTTGTCATAAGACCCAATCTTAACAACTAATGTTTTGTTTTTTGTAGGAGAAACATCCTTAAAAAGATGTACTTCACCAGTTTTTTTATTTACTTCCGTATAATAATGCTGCTCTGTCCATGGCGGCGTCGACTTATTTTTTACATAGATATTTGCAGGATCATCTAACTTATATCTATTATTAGCCATTAAATTAAGTATTTTTTATTTATTTAGTCACGTACTTTGCATATGGGACTGATAGTAGGTCGTCAAGCTCTTCAAATTGAACAACATATAACTGTCCAACTACTTCATTCCATGTATAATTCTTATAATGTTGCCAATGAAAGTTAAGTCCTCTAAACCCCCATTTGAATATTTCCATACATGCAATTAGTGGATGTTGGTCATAATAAAGGTCTGGAGTTTTAGCAGTATAAAGGAAAGTGTAGAATTTTCCTACTTCTGGTATTGGTTCAACGGTATCATTAAGAGCATCCATGATCATAAGCATCAGATCTTCTTGATCAACTGTTTGTGCAAGTTCTTTCTTAATTGGTTCTATACGATTCATCTGATACCTAATTCTTTTTCTGTTACTATTTTAAATTCTATGAGCCTATCATCACAAAATTCTTTTGCTGCTTTCCATTTTGCTTGATTGACTGCATAGGTTTTACACTCATATAAGTAAGATTTTGTTATTCTTTTCTTTTTAATGGGTGGTTTGGTTTGTTTTTGGGGTTTAACTTCAATAATGTAGGTTTTGATTTCACCATCACTTTCCTTTACCTTTATGATAAAATCTGGAAAATACTTATGAACTCTATTATCTACGGGTGATTTATAAGGTATCCATAACTCTTCACTTCCCCATTCTAAGATATTTTCTTTTAGATCACACCAATGACAAAATTTTCTTTCCCAACTACTACGGCATATAATGTTGTTTGGATTGCCTTTATATTTTTTAGGATTAGTTGGTTTATACCTACTTTTGTTACTTTCACCCATATATAGTATATAAGGCAAATACTATTTATAGAGTAAATGGGAAAGAAAAAATTTAAAAAGACTGTAGATGATATTAAAAAGGATTTGCTAAAACCAGCTTTTACCTCTAAATTTATG